GATTAATGATGCACATAGAGCATGGTCAATACTTACTGAATTGCATTCTGAGTGTGATTCTAGGGGCGTACAGTTAAGGGGCAATGACTTATATAATTTCATTAATGGTGGTATATCAACATTAGTTTATGATTTACAGGAGCAGTCTAATGACTAGATACACATTACAAGTTCAACTACCTAGCCTAGGCTGGGTGGTTGCTATCAAGACTAGCGACTTATTCTACATGGCTAGCAAAAGAGCGAGATTAATTAAAGAAGGGCATAAGGTTAAATTAACTAAGGAGAAGAAGTAATGGATAGTGTTGTTAATAAGATTTTGAACCAAGAAGAAAGAGCACAAGAACTTAGAAAACAAAATGTGATAGTTTTGCATGACTTTAAATTTGATACTAATAAACAAATGATTGCAGAAACATTAAACACTATTTATAAAAAGGAAAAGAGACAATGAACCTAATGTGCAATACCAAACATGGTGCTATTGAATGGAGATGGAAAGACTTAGGTCAACCATCTCCTGAATACAAATCATTGAATCATCAATGGTGGATTCCTAAGAAGTCTGAGTTTGAATTAGTTACTAAAGTTGATGCTTCTATCAGACAAGAAATCAAAGATGAGATTTGGGAAGATATGCAATCTGATTTTGAATATCAGAAAAGCATTTATAAATTACATAAATTAAATAAAAGGGAGAGTAAAAATGAAACATGACACAATTATGTATCTATCATTTGTAGGTATGTTGTTTTTCGCATGGGTATTATATCTATTACAACATGGGTATATAACATGAGAGAAATAACATTAAACGAAGTAGGACAAACTAGACCATTGATTTTATCAGTGAGACAAATCAGGGGATATTACAGAGACTATCTCACTGGCGAAACTAAAGTACAAACTGAGAATAGAGAATATGTGGTCAGGGATTCTTTATCTGAGATTGGTTATTTGATGGGAGTGAATAAATGAAAATAGAATCACTAAAGAACTTTGCATCTGAGCAAAGAGGACAAGCACTTATCTATAAAGATATACCTAATGAGGATTACCATGCTGGTGTAGGTATAAGCAGTAGTTATATTAGAAGGTTTGGTCAATCACAACTTCATGCAATAGAACATAAGCAGGAAAGCTCGCCTAATCTTAAATTTGGAACTGCATCCCATGCACTAATAGTAGAAGGTCAGGAAGCATTTGATAAAGAAGTCAGGGTGCTTACAGGCTCACCATATACAAAAGCATATAAAGAAGAGAAGGCTGAATATGAGGAGCAAGGATTTATTGTTCTTAAAGAATCTGAAGTAGAAATAATACATGGCATGAAAGAGAACATGGTCTATGAGGGCAATGCTTATCTTGATGCTAAAGGCAAGATAGCAGAAGCAAGTATTTATTGGTATGAAGATGACATTCTTTGTAAGTGTAGACCTGACATGATATGTCCGCCTTTAAATGAACCTAACTCAGATAATAAGATAGTTGTAGTAGATTATAAAACGACTATATCTTGCGAACCTTTTGCATTTAATAAGTCAGTCAAGAAGTATGGCTATGACATGCAAGCAGCTTGGTATAGAAGAGGAATACAAATGGCAGGATATGACATTGATTCTTTTGTATTCATAGCTCAAGAGAAAGTACATCCTTATGCTTCTAAGGTGTTTAGGATTACAGAAGAACAAATGAACTTTGGCTGGACAATGATGGAGAACTATTTAGAAGAGTATAAGGAATACCAAAAGGGTAAACCTCTCACGATTTACAATAGTCCTAATGTTGTTGATTTGGTTTTATAGGATAAGACATTGTTTGTGAGAAAATTAGACAGAATAGAATATAAGCACTGGATTGAACAAATGCACTATGCTAAAAGAATGCCCTCAATAAGTTTTGCTTATGGTATGTTTATTGATAATAAGCTATCAGGTGTATGTACTTTTGGCATGCCACCAAGTAGCACATTAGCACAAAGTATTGCAGGCAAAAATTATAAAGATATTGTTATTGAATTAAATAGGTTAATTACATTAGATAATTTACCTAAAAATTCATTATCACAATTTGTTTCACAGTCTTTTTCCTTGTTACCTAAACCAAAAATTATAGTATCTTTTGCAGACCCAAATAATAATCATCATGGTTATATTTATCAGGCAACAAATTTTATTTATACAGGCGAATCTACAAATACAAGTCAATGGATAGATAAGGATGGTAAGGAGTTTCATTTTAGAAATATTGGTCATTATCAAAAAAACAATAGACTGAATGTTTCTTTAAACAAAAGAAGATTAGATGAGGATAAAATAAATAGAGTTGATATAGCTAATTATTTAAGAGGTTATAAAGGTAAATATACCGCAAAAGATTTAGATAAAATATTTGGATATAAAGATACAGCAGCACATTGGTTTAGAACTGATGCTGGATTTAGTTTCCCAAGAATAGATGATTGGACTAAGTTAAAAACAATACTTAATTTTGATGATACCTATGATTATGTGATGGGTGCTTATGAATTAGTGCCATGTGCAAATGAGATAATTAAAAAACTAGGTCTGCAAAAAGTTAAAATAAAAGGTAAGCATAGATATATATATGTATGTGCTAATAGAAAAGATAAAAAAAATATTATGCAAAACTTTAAATTAAAATCTTTACCCTATCCAAAAGGTAAAAATAAAAATTATGAAGTTTGTGTAGAGAGACAACAAGGATATTTATTAGAAGAAGGGCAAATAGATATATGAGAGTATTTAGATTTATGGAGAGTTTATCTTTTGCCCTTGAACCTAGTATAAGGGTTTTTGGAGAAGTAGGTAATAAAGTTCTAGCTTTATTATCAAATTAAATATAATATAAAAAGTGGAGAGTCATTATGGATGATAAAACAAAAAAGGCACTTTGGATTCCTGAAGAATTACATAAGGATATCAAGGTGTTTGCAATTACAAATAACATGAATATTGAATCAGCTACTCAGCTATTGCTGAAGCTAGGTATGGTTTCCTATAAGGAGAATAATCATGGGTCAAAATAGTCAAGCAGTTCAAAAGCGTAGAAAAGAGCTGGAAGCTGAAAAGTTAGACAAGCAAATTAAAACTTATTATTTCCAAAAAGGTGCTGGTCAGCACTATAGAGAAATCACTTACATGAGTGGCAAAGTGGTAAGGACTGATTTCGATGCTTGAGTGGATTCTATATATAATTGCAGGGATATTTGGTTTGGCTGCTATTGGCGGTGTTGTTAGTGTATTAGCGGCTATATATATTTTAAAAGAGTTAGATTAATGGTAAACAGCAGAAATAAAGGTGCAGCTTTTGAGAGGGTTATAGTCAATAAGATTAATACTATTCTTGAATCTAAAAATATAGATACAAGAGTTAAAAGAAATCTTGACCAATACCAAACAAAAGGCATGGCTGATATTTACTGGGATAAGTTTGCTATTGAATGTAAAAGATATAAAGCTGGTGGTAAAAAAACCATGTATAAGAATGAGTGGTGGCATCAAGCAGTAGAGAGTGCTGGTGATAGCCTAATCCCAATCTTAATTTTTAAATATGATAGAAGAGACCCTATGTGTGTTCTGCCCTTGTATTTAGTTACAAGTGTTGAAGCTGCTAATTGGCAATGCACATATCTATGTCCGCTATCAGAAGTATGTGAAAGGTTAGATGAAATCTTACAAAAAGCTGATGGATTTAAATAGTTATCTGCTTCAGGAAGGTTTTGAAGAGTTTTGTAGGGAATCCTATGAAAGAATCACATTAGCTTGCGAAATTTTAGGCATAGTTAATGATGAGGATTATGAAGGTTTTAAGGAACGCAATTATGCCAAACTTGAAACTGATTACTTAAACAGTATTGATAGAACAATACATTAATGGAGAAAAAATATGGTAGACATATTAGGTGGAATGAGTAGTTCCAATGAGAGTCAGCAAGTTTATCTTGCTTTCAAAACATCTCACCAGCAGTTTTTTGCTAATGGTGAAACACCAGTAGATTTTCAATATCTACAGCTTGACCCTTCAACATTCAAATCAGGATGGGGAAGATATACTAAAGCTGATGGATTTGAATATAGCTGGGATGATAAATTTGGTGTAGTAGCACCTAAACCAGCAGATGACTATAAAAGAGCATTTAGTGCTTGGGTATTTCCGCAAGGAGCTCAACATGCTTATTTATGGCAGAGATTTACATTTGCTGAATCAAGTGCATTTAACAGCATACTAGGTAGTTTTTGGAATCAAATGGATTCTAGTTCTAATTCCTTACCTGTTGTTAAGTACGAAGGGTCTAAACCTATTCAAGTAGGCATGGGTAATTCTTCTGAGCTTACATTTAGCTTTGCTAAGTTTGCACCTAGAACTGCTGAGTTTGTAATACCTAGTTGGTATACAGACCAAGAAGCACCAGTAGAGGACACATTCAAAGACCCTAATGCTGGTCTTGCTGACAAAGTTCAGGAGATGGTTGATAAGAATGAATTATCTGATGATGATATACCTTTCTGATGCAATCAGTAGATTGGCAAAGAATTGCACCTGAAGTTGCAAAGCAATTATTAGGTGAACCTACTAGCACCTCATCTAAGGAATTTAGATGGGGTAGCAAGGGTTCTTTAGTTCTATCACTAGATACTGGAACTTGGTATAACTTCGAAGATGATACTGGTGGTGGAATAATAGATTTAATTAAACATCTGAATCAAGATGTTAATACAGTTTTAAAACAGTTTGGTTATGACTTAGCATTACATTCTAATGACTCCTTAATCAGTGGCTTTGCTCCCCCTAAAAGCAAAGCTACAAGTAATGCTAGGTCATTCTCTAAAGTACAAATGAGGGAGCTTCATTCTCAAGCAATAGTTAAAGTGCAATATGCAAAAAACTTTTGGGTGATGAGGTTTCCTGATGGTCATTTTATTAAACAAAAATATGCACCTTTTAGCTTAAATGATGATGGCTCTTGGTCTATGAAGCGACCTGAAGGCTCTCTTCCTATCTATTACACTGATAGGGCAAAGGATAAACCTATTATTATAAATGAAGGTGAGAAGGCTCTAAGAGGTTGTGAAGAGATTTATGATGGTGATTCTTGTACTTGGCATGGTGGGGTCAATAGTTGGGAAAAGGCAAATTGGAGTCCTATATTTGGTAGAGAGGTTTGGGTATTTCCTGATAACGATGAAGCAGGAATTAAATGTGCTAATGAAATAGGCACTATGTTAAGAAAAAATGGTTGTAAGGTTAAGGTAGCTCAACCACCTGCAGAATTTAAAGATAAAGATGATTTATATGATGCTTTTATAAGGGGTGATTTTAAGGAGTCTAAAGATTTAGAAGATTACATTATTGGTTGTGTAGAAAAGAAACCTAAAGGTATGGTTACTTTTACAAGAGCTGATGAGGTATTGAGACAGGTAGATAATCCTGATTGGCTGATAAAAGATGTTGTAGAGAAAGAATCACTGATGTGTATCTTTGGTAAACCTAAAAGTGGTAAGTCATTTATTGCTATAGCTATGGCTGCTGCTATTGCTAAGGGTGAAAGATTTTATGGCAATGAGTCATTCAGCAAACCAGTTATGTATGTATGTGGTGAGGGTCAAAGAGGTGTTAAAAGAAGATTAGCAGCTTGGCAACAGGGTATGTTTGATTTGACTGGCGTACCTTTATATCTATCAGATAGAGCTGTCAGAGTTAATGACCCTGATGATTTTAAGATGTTAGAGCTAGAGATAGAAGCATTGACTCAACAGGTAGGTGAAATAGGAATGATAGTCATTGATACATTTCAGCGTAACTTTGTGGGTAACGAGAACAGTGCAGAAGATGTGGGTAACTTTATTAATAAATTAGATGGACTTATATCACATTATAAGTGTTGTGTATGTTTGGTTCACCATACTGGTCATGGCAATTCAGATAGAGGTAGAGGTTCTAGTGTTATGGGTGCTTCTTTAGATTATGAATTTAAAGTAGATAGAGAAGATAAAGCTGTAGGCGATAACCTAGAAGAACAAATGTTTGTATCTTTTGAGCAGACATTAAATAAAGATGGTCAAGGTATGTCTGAGAAGTCTTTTGTGTTTAAAGAGGTTGAGATTATTGGTGAGGGATTAAATTTAACATCAGGATTCTTAGAAGAAACTAATGTAGATTTTAAAACTAAAAAATCAGATAAATTACCGCCAATGCAAGATAGAACATTAACTGCATTAGAGACTGTAGCTTATATTAAAGATAATCAGAATCCCCAAGACCAATTCTTGATGCCAAATGATTTAGAGGGATTTGTTAAAAACAAAGCTGGAGATAACATAGATGCTAATAATATTGGCAAACATTTAAATGCTTTAAAAGAAAAAGGACAGGTATATAAGCATGAAAAGTTTGGATGGCAGCATATTAAATTTAAGAATGTGCAGCCTAATTTGGAAGAAAAGTTTGATTAAGAAGGAAGTTAGTAGGAAGTTTGGTAGGAAGTTTTGAAGGAAGTTTTAGCTAAATATGAACAATTAGGTCGGAAGGAAGGGAAGGAAGTATGTAATACTTCCCTTACTTCCTACTAAATCATCAGGAAGGATATGAAAACATACTTAAATGTATCTTTAAAAGATAAATTAAAAGAACTAAGACTATATGAGGTTGATACTCGAATTAAGTGGGGTAATAGAAAACGAATCTTTAAGATGGTTGGTGTACAGTTTGAGATTAAGTTTTGTAGAGCAGAACAAATGTTAAAAGATTCATTACATTCTGATGCACCAAGAAAACAATTAGAAATGGTTGAGATGATGTTAAGAGCTTATGAGCAATTAAATATCAAATGTGAAGAAAGTGGTTATATACAAATACAGCCAAATGCTAAGTGTTTTAACTTTGACAATAAAACAGCACTGGTTTGTGATACTGATTCCGAGAAACCTGTATTGGAGAAAATACACAAAGATGAGAAAGACATAATGATTTTTAGTATTGAGGAATTATTTAGATGTATTCCTAATGATTTTATAAGAGCAAAAGAACTACTAAGTAAATTAGATAAATCAGTAAACATCAAGAGAGTTGATTATGTCTAACTGGCATGGTGGTAAAGGGTCAAAGCGTAGACCTGAAGATAAGAAAAAGATTGATGATAATTGGGATAAGATATTTAAGAAGAAGAAGGATAAGAAAAAGAAATGAGTAAGTATGTAGATAATTTTGATGGTGATTTGTTTTTTGGACACATTGGTGAACAAATAATTGCAAACAGAATAAAAAACACATATCCACACACATATGTTGTAGAGGGTAATGTAAAAACGCATGATTTATGTGTTGAGACACATTATGGTGTTGTAACTATAGAAGTTAAAAATGATAGAACTAAACATAAAAACATCTTCATTGAAACATACAATACAAATAATGGTTTTAAAAAACCATCAGGAATAAATGCAACTAAATCAGATTGGTGGGCATATATAATTAATAATGAAATTAATTGGTTTCAAACGCATAAAATTAAAGAATGTATAAAGAATGAAAAAGAAAATATAAGACACATAGAAGGCATGCCAAAAGAAACAGGTCTTGTAGATGCTTGTGTTATTAGTCCTGAGATTTTTATAAAATACATTGCTAAGAGAGTTAGCTTAAATGAAATAGAAATTAAATTATTAGAACAGGAGAAAAATAAATGCCAATAAAACTAAAACCAAGTGCAAAGATTAGAGATAGAGCTACAGGTAAGACAACTACCGAGCATTACTATCTAAAGTGTATGACACTTCAAGAGCTTAATGATTACATTGAATCATCTAGTGCAAAGAAAAAGGTCATACGAAAATGTAAGAATGAAATAATAAGGAGAGAGAAATGAATGACCCAGTAAACCATCCACCACATTACAACAATGGTGGCATAGAATGTATTGACTACATCAAACAACAATTAGGCAAAGAGTTCCCTGCATATCTTGAGGGTAATGCAATTAAATACTTGCATCGCCACAAATACAAAGATGCCAATATACAAGACTTAAAGAAGTCTGTTTGGTATATTAATAAGTTAATAGAACATTACGAGAACTTATGAAGATAGATAAACAAAAATTAGAACAGAAGATTAAGGAAGGCAAATCATCTCATGATATTGCTATGACTTATGATGTGCATCCATCTACTATCAGAAGGAAAGCTAAAGCATTAGGTCTAAAGTTCCAAACACAATCACATTGGAGAAAGGGATGACTGTAAGTATTAAGATTGAATCTAATGTTAAAGAGCTTAACAAGAAACTCGGATTATTTCAGAAGAAGCATATGCCACAAATAGTATCTGATTCTATTAATGAGGTAGGCGTTAAGAGTGTTAATGCTATGAGAGCACAACTGCTCAAGAAGTTAGATAAACCAACTAAGTTTACATATACAGGTGTTAAACTCTTTAAAGCTAAAGCAAGAGACTTATCTGCTTTAGTATTTATACCTGACATACAAGCCAAGTATTTGAAAAGACAGTTTGAGGGTGGAATAAGAACTCCTGAAAGAAACAAGATACCAGTACCTGTAGACAAAGCAAAGATAAATGCTTTTGGTAATATTAAAGGTAAAAGAACTGGATTAATCAAACGAAGCACTGAGTTCATTGGTAATGTTAAAGGTGTTGATGGTGTATGGAGAAGAACTGGTGGCAAGCGTAATCCTAAATTAAAATTAATCGTAGCTCTTGAGAGTTCTGTATTCTACAGAAAAAGAATTGAGTTTTATAAAACAGTTACAGGTGTTGTACAGAAGAATATGGATAAGATATTAAATAAGAATCTTAGAAGGATAGTTAGCAAATGATAGGTTCTTCTAGGACATTCATCGTGGGTTATTCGCGACCACACTTTTTTTGTAGCGACAGTCCAAATCTAATAGGGTAATAAACGCACTGTATGGCTACACAAAGAGAAGTTGCAGACCATTTGGATTTATCAGTCAAAAGAATATCAGAATTGATTAGAGATGGTGTACTGCCCTCAAAACAAGGCAGGAGTCCTTTAAACATAGATGTTTGCAGAGTTGCTTACATTTCGTATCTTAGAAAGCTAGGTGGTTATCACAAAAGAAGTGGTAGCGGTGATATTGCAGAAGAAAAGACTAAACTAACCGCAGCTCAAGCTAGAAAAGCAGAACTAGAAGTAGAAGAACTAGAAGGCAACCTAATACCAGCACAATTAGTTGAAGATACTTGGGTTGACTATGTAGCTAATGCAAGAGCAAAGTTATTAGGACTACCTTCAAGAATCGCACATCAGGTCATTACAGTAGATAAGTATGCTGAAGCAGAATTAATAATAAAAGAACAAGTGCATGAAGCACTAAACGAGTTAGCTCA